AGCTTCGCCAACTGCGCGAGCCCGGCCGCCATGCCATCCATCCGGCGCAGCGCCGCTTCCACCTTCTGATCCCGCTCGTAAGCAGCCTGGGCAGCCTGCTCGGCCACCTGCCGCTCCCGCACGGATTCCTGGTTGCGTCGATGCGAGGATGAAACCTGGGCCTTGGTGTTCTTCAGTTCGTCCCGGAGTTCCGCGAGTTCTGCGTCGTACTTCGCCTTGATCTCGGCCATCGGGTCAGGCGTCGCCTGTTGCCCTGCGTCGAGGTCGTCAGCGACGGCCACTTCCTGGGAGGGGATCGGCTGATCGCGCTCGGACGCCATGTCTGGAGTCGCCGTTGGCGTTGCTCCGTCACCGCGTCCCGCAGCCACCATCGCGTCGATGCGCTCCTGGGTGACCTCTTGCTTCACGTTGATTGCCATTGCTTCGCTCCTAGGCGCCTAGGGCTGGCCGAAAGGCCCACCCCGGTTGGCCGTGTTGTTCAACTGTTCGCGCCGATCGAGTCGTAGGTCGCACCTTCGCCTCGGCAGAGCGCGACGCCCTGGAAGGTGAGTCCGGTGCCGGTGGCGCCGCGCACGTTGTCCGCGTTGCCGATCTCGACCTCGGAGGCAACCACGGTGCTCGCGGCCGTCCGCCCCATGGCGAAGAGCTTCACCGTCGATGCCTCGGAGATCCCGAACTTGCCCGGGGTGAAGGTGAAGCGCGGCTGCACGCGGCTGGTGCCGTAGGTCGTGGTGCCGATCGCGTTGCTCGACCCGCCGAGGAAGAGGATGTCGAGCACATCGCGCACGCCGAACAGCTTCCTGATGCTCGGGCGAGGGTCGAAGCCGCCGGTCGCGTAGGTGTCGCTGACCAGGAAGCTCATGTTGAAGAAGCAGAGCTTGAACCCGCCCATCGGGATCTTGCTCACGGAGTTGAGGACGGTGACGACGGGGGTGCTGATGGCGGCCACGATTACCTCCCGATCACAAGCAGGTTGAAGGACAGGGGGGCCAGGGCCGTCGCCGTGGTGTCGAGCTGGATTTCGTTCTGCTTGGTCAGAACGTCGGTCGCTCCGCCGTTGCCTTCCTGCGCCAAGATGAAGGCATTGAGCGTGGACGACCAGAGGGCCTTCACCGAGCCCGAGGCGGACTGCGCGGTGCCCTTGGCGGCAGCACTCGAAGACCCGCCGACATCGAATGCCTGGACGATGTAGCGGAAGCCCGCAACGTCGAGCAGGTTCTTCCCGGCCACATCCGAGATGTAGGGGCTCGTGGTCGTGAAGTTGGTGGGGTCGTAGGTCGTGCCGGCGACGCCGCCGACCGCCGTGGCGTCGAACGTCAGCGTGACGAACGCGCCCTTGTACTCACCCATCTTGATGGTGTGGATCGGGGAATCGGTGGCAGCCCAATTCATCATGGCTGGTGGTTCCTAGTAGAAGATCCATGCCCGGCAGGACATGGTTCCCGAGCCGAGCGCGGTCGCGTTGGCGACCTCGGCTTCATCGAGCGGGCCGGTCGGTGCCACGGATCCGCCGTCGCCCTGGCGGAACAGCTTCAGCTTCTGGCTGGCGAAATCCCAAACCGGCTTCAGGATCCCGTAGCTCACGTTGTTGCAAGCGATCGGCTCGCACAGGATGTTCTTGATGATCCGGTAGCCGAACTGCTCGTAGAAGTCCGAGCCGGCGGTGTGGACCAACACGCAGCGGTCGGTGGTCGAGTAGGTCTGCCCTGTCCCGATCGACAGCTTGACCGGCGCCATGCGTTCGGCGGAGTCGCTGGTGACGACCAGCGCGAAGTTCTCGCTGGTGTTGATTGGGGTCACGGTGATGTTGACGTTCGCCATCGTGGGTTCCTACGTGTAGGCGCTCATGGACATCTGTGGCCCCTGCGCCATCTGCGCCTGCGGCGGGGCACCCGCGTCGATCTGCGGCGCGGGCTCGGCGGACGATTCCTCGGTCGGGACCGTGACACCCGCGCGCGGCTGCGCCAGGTCGATGTGCGTCTGCATGTGCGAGCGCAGCATGTCCTGGATGATCGGGTGGCTCTTCTTGAACTCGTCGCTCTTCGCGCATTCCGCGTGGATGAGCATGTGGATGTCCTGGTCTTCCCAATACTCGGCCTTGGGGACCATCTGGCCCATCATCAGCAGGCGGTTCTCGTTGCGGGCGCACCGCATGTCGAGCATCGCGTCCTCGACCAGAGGAGCATCGTCCTCCATCGAGAGCGACTTGAAGACCCGGGCGCGGTCCTGCTTGTTCATCGGCGACAGCCAGCCAAGCTGGGTCAGCGGAACAATCAGTTCCATCGCCATGGTGCGCGACTTCGGGAACATCGACTCCACTTCGATGGAGCACTCGTAGTTCCCGTCCACATCCTGGCCGATGAACTCCTTCGCGGAGAACTGTTTGTTGCGGCCGATGACATGGATCAGGCGCGGCTCGATCACGTACTTCTGCGCCAGTTGCAGGATCCGGGTGCCCCACTCGCACAGGCCCTCGGAGAGCCGGTCCACCATCGGGGCCTTGTTGCGGTCCTCCTGCTCGATCAGGTGGGACACCATCTTCCCGCTGACCTTGCCCGGGTACTGACCGCGACCCGGCCCGAAGGCGCGGGTGATGAAGTCCATGTCACCGCGATCACGGTTGAGTTCGGTGTCGGTCTCGGGCGGCATCGACGGCGGGACGAGGTAGGCCGGCGGCGCCTGCCCGTGCCACGGGATGATCTCGCCCACCTCGGTCGAGAACGCGGAGTTGGGCACATCGGTCTGGGCGTGGAAGAGGATCTTCGCGTTCGCCGTCAGGACAATGTGCTCTTCCTTCTTGCTCACCTTGCGGTTGTAGGACCGCTGCATCTCGATCAGGTTGTCGAGGTTGCACTGACCGGCGATGCGCCCCGGCACGAGCATGTCGCGGAAGAGGGTGAAGGGCAGCTTCCCACCCGGCGTCGGGTTGTCCTTCGGGGCTTCGAGCAGGACGCCGTTGCCGTCCACGAGGTAGCGGCCGTTGGGGAAGTCGAGCGACGGCATCTCGTAGAGTTCGCGGACCAGCACCCAATCCTTGCGCGTCTCGGACGGGGCCTGCATCGAGAGCGCGCCGGTCGGCCCCGCGAGGTCCACCACCCAGCGCTGGCGCTGAATGATCTCGCGCTCCAGGCCGAGCGGGATGAAGTCGCACTTGTCGGGGTAATGCTGCTCGACCCATTCGATCGGGACGGCGCGCGCGTGAATCAGCCAGCGGAGGTCTTCGGGGCGGCTGGCCGCGAGGTCGTAGTAGATGTGGAACGGGGAAACCGGGTAGGAGTCGATCTCGCCTTCGTATTCGGTGTGGGCCACCTGCGTCGGGGAGCCGCGCACCATGACCGTCTCGGGGTCGGAAGTGATCGCCGTGCCACCCTCCCGGTCCCACCCGGAGTAGAGCCAGCCCGTCCCCATCGACTTCACGAGGTAGAGCAAGTCGTAGCGCTTGCTCCGCATCCCAAGTTTGTCCCAGTAGTGCAGCAGGACATCCTGGTTCGACTCGGCCTTGTTGAAGTTCTCCGGGTCGGCGTTCTTCGGGCGGACCTTGAAGGTCGGGTTAAACGCCCCCGAGGAGGCAACCTCGTTTTCGACGTAGGGCCGGCAGAAGTTGTGGACCGCCCGCGCGCGCCAGCGCAACGATGGGGTCTGCTGGTAGAGCACCTGCCGGGTGGCCGTATCCCAGCGCACGTATTGCATTCCGATCAGGAATGCGAGGTTGATCGACCATTGGCGTTCATAGGAAAGGCGCAATGGCTCGAATGGGTGCCAGCGCGATTCCAATGCGCGCAGCCCTTCCTTCTCGTCCTCGGAGGGCGTGTAGCTGCCCGCTTTGGATCGACGGGCTTCGCGCAGTGTGAGTTCACTGATCGCCACGGGGCGGGAGAGTACCGAGGCGCCCCGCAATAGGGAACCGACATTAGTTAGTTACGGGATTCCCATTAGTCCTTCTTGAATGGGTTCGTCTGCATCTTCCACGCAGCGCGCAGTCGATCCGAGTTGTTGTCGTAACTGTCCCACGCCTGCCGCGCGCCGCCGGATGCGCCGGCCGCTGCACCAATGACGCCGCCCACGGGGCCGCCGACCGACCAGCCCGCCGCCAATCCACCGAGCCCGCCCACATTCTGGCTCGTAATCCCGGCGCGGAAGACCTTCGCGCGCGCAGCCGCTTCCTCGTCCGGGCTCATGTTGCCGCCGGCAATGGCGTCCTGGAGGTCGCGGATGCTGTTGGAAGCGGCCCGATTCGCCTCGTAGGTGCCATACGCGGTGGCTGCGACGCCGACTGCCTGACCGGCGGTCCCGGCCAATGAACTGAGCGTGCCACCCGCCTCAGGAGCCACGGTCGCCGTCGCCGCCCCGGCCGCCTCAGGCGGGAGCGAGGACGCTGCCTGCGCGCCCAATGCCGCCGCCGACCTCGCCCCAATGGTCGTCCCGAGGTACTTCCCGGCCTGCATTGCACCCATCTGGCCCAATGCACCGGCATTGCCCATCTGCTGCCCGCGCACCATGTTGCGGACATTCATGCGCGCCTGAAGCTCGTGCGCGCGCAATGCCGCGTTGTAGCTCGCCGCCTGCGGATCCACCTGCTGGACCGTGGACGGCTCGGGGTTCAGGCCCTGCGGCCCGACTTGCTGCATGAACATGTCGGGCTGCTGGAGGAACGGGTTCATCATGGGGAACTACTCCGGCGAAGGCTCCTGCGGCACCGGCTGGACGCCGTTCACCGCCGCGACATGCGCCATGTTCTCTTCCAGTTCCTCCAGGTAGTGCTTCTTCGGGCGAAGCTGGGCGCCGTCCGTGAGGCCACCCGAGGCGTTGCGGAAGAGGGCGTGGTTGTTCGGGAAGTGGATGGCGACGAGCCGGGACATCGACCGCTCGACCATCGACCAGGAGCCCAGCACCCGCTCGTCCGCCGTGCAGATCATCCGCATGGTTTCGCGGGCGAAGCGCTTCAGGAGCAGCCCACTGATGAGACCCACCGCGACAATCGCCCCCAGCGCTACCACCGCCATCCAACCGAGGTCGCTCATGGCTCTTCCTCCGACCAATCCCTAAGCACGCCGCGAATGCGGTTCTCGTCAGCGCGAATGCGCCGTTGGTCTCTTCCAGTGTACCAGGGGGCCAATGGGTCGGCCCGGCGGACCTGTTCGGACTTGCGCTTCACATCGAGCGAGACCGCCATGTAGAGCGAGCAGTCCACCGCGTCATCGTAGATTTTGAGCGGCTTCTGCGGGGACTCCTTGTCCTCGTGAAGCTGCGGCATCCACTTGTACTTCTTCAACTGGTCGATGGAGACCGTGCAGTTGCTGGTGATCTTGAACCGGGGCTCCTGGCCCCGCAGCATCATCAGGTCGGCGAGCGCGGCCACCTGCGCGATCTTGTCGATCCGGCTCGCGGGCGTCACGGTGATGCCGTTGTCAACGAACAGCGTCGCCACCGAGCGGCCCTCGCCGGCCAGCGTCTTGGCGAAGGCGGACGAGTCGAGCAGGGTGTACTCGAACTCGTACTTGAGGCTCTTCCCCTTGATGACGGAGGCGTGGCGGGCGACCTCGGGCCAGCCGTCCTGCACATGCTCATCGAACTGGATCAGCATTTCCTGGTAGGGGTCGAGCGCGTACCAGCAGCAGGCGAGCGCGTGGTCGAGGCCCGGGTCGATCACCCGATACTTCTTCCACTCCGCCGGGATGTCCTCCAGCGGCGGGATGACATGCACCTGCTCCATGAAGTCGGGGAAGACGCGCTTGCCGCCGTAGGCGTCGGACTCGCCGTCCATCTCGCAGCGCCACGCACTGCCCTCGCGCCCGCCGGGCATTCGCTTGCTGTCGGTGTCGGCCCAGGCGTTGTCCTTCTTGGGGTCTGCGGAGTGATGGATCCAGAGGCAGGTGGCGCCGTTTCTGTTCTCGTGGCGGACGACGCCCTTCTCCGCGAACCAGGTCTCCATCAGCACTTTCTTGCTGTTCGGGATCATTCGCGGTCCTCGAACATGTTGATGAAGAAGGACGGCGCGGCCGAGGAGATCATCACGTACATGCCGCCGCCGGTGATCGCTGGCTGCACCGCCACGTAGGTCTCGCGCGACATCGTTTGGAAGGCGGCCTCGTCGGAAATGAACAGCGACCAGGTGAACTGGCGCGGCTTCTCCGGGCCTTCCGGCACGGCCATCACCACGTTCTTCCGGTCGGGGAAGCGCAGCTCGCCCTCGCGGACCTCCACGGGGTGGCGATTCCTCACCTCCTCGGGCAACTGTTCCCAGACGCCGTGGATGCGCCGCAGCATCCAGTTCGCGTCCTCGGCCTTCTTGCTCTGCCAGCCGATGGTGCGGCCCTTCTCGAACAAACAGGACCACAGCACCATCGAGATCGCAAACCAGGAGACCATCATCTGGCGCGACTTCTTGATGAGCAGGATCCCATCGACCTCGCGCTCGGCCACCTCGGTCCACACTTCCGCGAGGTGCTTCAGGTACTCCATGTCCGGGAAGCGTTTGAACGGATCCTTCTTGTCCTTGTCGTCCTGGGTGATGACCAGGAGCCGGCAGAAGGACCAGCGATCCTGCTCGGCCGCTTCCTCGCAGAGCGCGGTGTACCACGAGAGCAGGCGCCCGAGGCTCTTGTCCTCCGGCGACGCGGCGATGATGCGCTGCTGGGCCTCGGCCACATCGGCCAGCACTTCCGCCAGGGGGCGACGCTCAGTGGCCGTTGGCATCCTTCACCACCACCTGGACGGGGACGGCCTTCTTGAACTCGCTCTGCAAGGCCGAGAGCACATCCTTGAACGAGCGCTTGTCGTCAATGTTGATGTTCTTGCTGTCGTGCCCGAACACTTTGCCCAGGTGCATGAACATCTTTTCCTTCGACCGGGGGCTCCGGGCCTGCCGCATCAGAAGGATCCCGACCGCCGCGTACTTGATGGGGTCGCGCAGATCGGCGACCTCGTGGGGGCGGACATCCTCGGCGCTCGCGTAGAGGTCCGCCATCTCCCGGTCGATGGCCGAGAGTGCCCGTTCCTTCCCGCTCTGGGCGACGATCGCCTGGCGGACATCCGGGGTGATGCTGTTCAGGACGCGGACCAGTTCGGCGGAAGCGTCGGCCGCCTTGCCCGTAAACGCCATCGCGTGCTCCGTTTAGACGCGACGAGGATATACCACGGGTCAAGGAGCCCACACATGACGCGCACGAAGAACAAGTCGCTCGAAGAGGCCAGCCAGGAGCTTGCGGAGCACTTCTCCGGGATGGCAAAGACGCCGCCGGATGGGATGGTGGCCGTCCGCTTCGACATCCACCAGCGCGGATCCCTGGCCCTGATCCAGTTGCCCTACGCGAAGACCGAGGTGCAGTTCGGGATCGCGGCCCGGGCGATCCGCATGGAATCCGAGAAGTGTGCGGTGAACTGCCTCTTTTTCGATAAGAACGCGACCTTCGAGAGCTTCCAGGGAGACAACGATTTCTACCTCAGAAAGCTCGGACTCCAGCGTATTCCAGCCGGAGCCTGACCCCATCGACAAGATGGAGAAGGATCGCACGCCCGACGAGGCGGAGGCGATCGTCAGGAAGGCGCTCAACCTCTGCGAAGCCTACGTCGCCTGGGCCTTCGAGGACCGGGAACTCCACCGCCGCCTGCGCGGGGACGCCATCGGCACCGCCTTCCGGCAGTACCTCGAAGTGGCCCACCCCAAGGAATACTCGCAGATGCGGCTCGCGGAGCGGGGCTTCAGGGTGCCCCGCGTCAAGATCCACTAGGGCAGGGCGTCCCGCGCCGTCTTGGCCGCGATGGACGCCGTGTTCGAGTCGGCGGTCTGGCGCTGGAAGAAGGCGACCGCCTCCTGCGCCTTCTGCGCGGCGGTGATGAGCTGATTCACCACGGCGGCGATCAGTACGGCGTTGGCGTTCTGCTCGGCCTGGGAATAGGCCGCTGAATAGGTCGGGGTGGCGAAGGCCATGTTCGGCTCCGGGGTTACGAGTAGCTGATCGACTTCGTGTTCGCGCGGGTGATTTCCCAGTCCTTGGCGGACTCGCCGCCCTTCGACCCGTGGAACTTCACCACGACATCGCCCTTGACCACGCCGTTCACATCCCCTGCGAGCACGGTGTAGGTCGTGGTCGTTTCCGGCTGCGTGTTCCAGGTGACGGTAATGGTCAT